GTCGTCGACGGGCAGGATCGGCGCCGGACCGGTCATGGCGCGTCGGTCTCCGTCTCAGTCCCGGTCTCGGACGTCGCGGCCAGGGAGGCCTGCCCAGACACGGTCTTCGCGTCGTCGCCCTGGGCGTCGTCCTCGCCGGCGGTGTCCGCGCTGCCGGCGTCGGTGTCGTCGACCGGGAAGGCGGCGCCGTGCGTGATCAGCTCGGCGGCTTCGCTGTCGGGGAGGTCGATGATGTCGCCGGGGCGGTCGTCGCCGCGGAAAGCGTTGAGCTTGACCTGCATGTTTTCTCCTTATGCTGCTTCGAGTGCGCGGCCCAGGACCCGGTGCCGCGGGGTGGTGCGGGTGCCGAACTCGATGCTGAGCGAGCCGTCGTCGAGGCTGAAGATCGTCGAGATCGGCCGGCCGGAGCGGGAGCGGTGGTGGTCGACCTCGAGCGAGGCCTCGAAGTCCCCGGACTGGGCGACGGCGGCGGCGCCGCTGCGGGCCGCGTCGAGCACGCGGTCGCCAGCCTCGTAGACGCGCTCGGTGAGCTCGTCGGAGGCGAAGAGCTCCTTCTCGAAGTCGGGGTTCGGCACGAATCGGCCCATCAGCCGCTCACCTGCTTCAGCGAGGCTTCGACGTGGTGCACGCCCCCGCCGGGCGCCGGCCAGCGGTTGACGTCGCCGTCGACCTGCAGCGTGATCCCGCCCCATTCGATGCGGTCGGTGGCGAGCAGGTCGATGTCCTGGCCGCGCGAGGTGAACAGCGTGAACCGGCCGACCAGGAGCTCACGGTCGCGGACGTCCTCGGTGGAGGAGACCGGCTGCACGCACACGCCCGGGTAGTCGGTGCGGGTCGCATGCGACCAGTCGCGGGACTCGCCGCCATAGCGGCCGGCTGTGAGCGGGGCCCGGACGACGGTGACGGTGTCGGTCGCCAGGATGCTCATGTCAGCGACACGGCCAGGGCGGCGGCGTCGAACTGGAACGTGTCGCCGGCGTTGAGCGTCTTGGACGCGCTCAGCGGTCCCCACCAAAGCCGCTGAGGAGTACCGGAGCTGTCCCAGATCTCCACGCCGGTCACGGTCACCGCGGGCATGCCGGTGAACACCACGGCGCCGGTGTTGGCCGCGACGGCGCCCGAGGCCGCGCCGAAGTTGACGGCTTGCGCGGCGTAGGAGCCGCCGACGACCTCGGTGCCGGCGGCCGTCGCGGTCCCGGTCGCCGTCATCAGCCGGGCGTGCAGCGGCGTAGTCGGCTGCGTGAACGCGGCGACGCCGTTGATGTGGTCGAGCAGCTTGTTGTCCATGGTCTGCGTCAGGCCGCCGGACATGTGCGCGCTCCTAAGGTCGGTAGGTGGTGCCCGCATAGGGCCGGAGTGTCAGGCGGGCGTGGCTGCTGCTGGCCGCCGCGGCCCCGGACGCCGAGGCCAGCGCGGCGACGGCATGCACGGTGCGCCGCGCCGCCGCGGTGACGCCGCTGGCGGTCGCCGGCGAGCCGGCGGCGTGCGCGGTGGCTCGGCCGGCGGCCTGCAGCGCCGAGGCTGAGCCGGGCGCGGCCGCGGCCGGGACCGCGCGGGTTCCGGCGGCCGCGGTGGCGCTGGCCGAGCTCGGCGCGGCCGCGCCCTCGGCCAGGGTGAGCGCCTTGAACGCGAGCAGCAGCTCCTGCGCGTCGGGCCACGCCCCGGTCCAGGACGCCGCGGTGGAGACGCTGCCGGCGGCGCCGGCGTCCAGGCTGTCGCCGACGATGGTGTACACCGCGGTGATGCCGCCGGCGGTCATGCCGTGCGCGGCCGCGGTGGACAGCCCGCCGGACCAGGTCGGCGCGGTCGGCTCGGCCAGGCCCACGCCGGCGGAGTGCAGGTGCGCCAGGCCGACGACCAGATCGTGGTCGGCGCTGGTGGCGACCGTGACCGCGGTGGTCGACGTCGTCGACGACCCGGAGATCATCGAGGTGCCGGAGATGTCGAACGGAGACCCGGCGAGGCCGGAGTACTCGACCAGGCCGGCCACGATCCAGTCCGACACCGACGGCGTGAACGTCACCGCGGACGGCTCGCCGGCGCCGGCGATCTTCCACCAGGCGTAGGCGCCGTTGCCGTCGATGACGACCGGGCCCGCGGTCCAGCCGGCGCCGCCGATCGTCACCGTCGCGTCGCTGTTCGCCCAGGCCACCAGCAGGTTGCCGGCGGTCGGCGCGACGGCGAGCGTCGCGGTGGCGGAGGTGCCGTTGACGCCGTCGGCAGCGGTCTGGACGCGGGCTACATCCACGGCGGTGGCTCGGGCAGCAGCAGGATGCCGCCGGTGCCGCGGTCCGCGGCACCGGAAGCGATGACCACGGCGGCGGTCACCGGGATGCCGGCCTGGACCGGAATGGCGACGGGTCCGCTGCCGGGGTTCACGTAGAGCACCGCCGCACCGGTGCCGTCGACCGTGACCGCGGGGTCGTCCCAGGCGCGGGTGTCCGGGTCGTAGTGGACGGTCGCGGTGATGGCGCTGCCGTCCGGGCGCGTAATCGACAGGGTCTCGGTGCCGGGGGGTGCTGCGGGCATAGGGTGACTCCTCAGGCGATGACGGGGTCGATGGCGCGGTCGAGGATGCCCTGCTCAAGGGGCGTGAATTCCACGCCGGCGGTCTTAGCGCCGTAGCGCAGCTGCATGCCACCGATCTGCTCGGAGATCAAGCCCGTGGGGTTGGACATCAGCCGGGCAGCGACCGCCAGATTCACGCCCTTGATCGAGGGCTTCACTGTGCCGGCGCCGCGGTTGTAGGTGACACGGATCGAGGACTGTCCGACAGGCCATGCCGGCAGCACCAGCGAGCCGGGAGAGCCATGAGGCCAGCGACGCCGCACCACCCCTGAGCTCGACCAGGTGTAGTCGACTCCGCTGGTGAGCAGGGTCCAGCTGCCGTCGGCGCCGAGGGTCTCGATGGAGGTGACCGAGTTGACCGGGAACCCGGGAAGCACGAACTCGGCCGTTCCTGTGCCGTCGAGAAGCAGCCCAGTGAGATCCTGCTGGGCCAGGGACTGGTCGCACCAGTCATCCATGCTGCCGGCGACGATGTCCAGCATCAGCTGGGCGGTGGCCGTGTCCACCGACGGCACCTGCATGAACGAGGCCAGGTCGGCCGGGGTGGCATAGGCCATCGCTCAGGCCACCGCGTTCGGGTCGTCCAGGTCGCCGGCGTCCTCGTCCTCGTCCTTAGCGCCCTTCTTCTTGGCCGTGCTGGCGCTGCGGCCGCGGGTCGGCTGGGGGCGCGCCGGCGGAGTGAGGACCTTGGCCACCAACTCGCCGTCGTCACCCTTCTCATATGCTGTGACCGGCTCAACCGGCGGCGACTCGTAGTTGCCGGTGCCCGGGGCGTTGTGCCAGTCCGCATTCACGGTGATCGGTGCACCGGGCATCGGGAACACCACATCGTGCTTGGTCTCCGGCGCCGCGGCCGGCTCGGACGGCTCGTTCTCCGGCGGGGTTTCGGACATGCGGGAGCTCCTTATCGGTGGGGGTGGAGAACGGCCCGCGGCGGGTAGGTAGTCGCACCGCGGGCCGTCCGGATGGGGGCGGCTCAGCCTTCGAGCGTCAGACCGGTGACCTCGCCGAAAGCTCCGGGGCGGTACACGGCCAGGGCGAGGCGCTCCTCGGCGCGGATCGCCACGAGACCCTTCTGGAAGAAGTCGACGTGGCTGTTGCTGGCCTCCACCGTGATACCGCCCTTGCGGAACAGCTGCGCGGCCTGCTTGAACGCGCCGACCACGGCGGTGGTCGCCGGCATCGCCGGGGTGGCCACGACCTTCTTGCCCCACAGCATCGGGTCCTGAGCGCTGGCGAACGGGCCCTGCGCGTAGTAGAACCCTTGGCTGTTCTTGGACAGCAGGATGTCCTCCCAGCCGACCGGGTCGATCACGACGCTGTCCGGTTCCAGGAAGGACGTGATCCGGATCTGCGTGATCTGTCGGTAGATCGCGTCCATCGCATTGTCCGAGGCCGGGATGCTACCGCCGTTGCCGGCCTGCGGGATCGCAGTGGCCAGACCCGAGCGGTTGAGCAGGCCCTTCAGATGCGGGTCGGTACCGGATCCGGTGAGCAGCTCGCCCTGCTCGGTGAGGCTGACGAACAGCTTGAGCCGCCCGTCGATGTAGGACTGCGCCTGCCCCCAGTCCTCGAGCATCTCATCGGTGATCGGCAGGAAGGTCGCGATCTTCTTGAGCGGCTCGTCGACCTTGTCGAAGGCGAGCGCGCTCTCGGGGTAGGCCGCACCTTCGGACGTGGCGGCCGCGGCGTTGGTCGCGACGGTCTCCACCAGGTACCGGATCAGCGGGGTCTCGGTAGTGCCCTGCGCGAACAGGTCGGCCACGACCAGCGGCTGGAAGCGGATATCGACGATGCCAGGCAGCAGCGTCGGGATGGCGACCGGCGAGTTGCCCGGTCCCGGGCTGGCGACGGTGCCCTCGGACAGCGTCGTCTTGATCTCGATCTGGCCGGTGGACCAGTTGCCCTTCAGCCCGGACTTGATCAGGTTCTTGTAGCCGTCGGACTCCACGAACTGGGTGCCGATCGACTTCAGATTCTGTCGGCCCTGCTCCTCGGAGCGGGCGCCGAGCTCCTCGGTGGTGACTCCGAGGAACTGCTTGCGCTTCTCCTCCACGTGCTGCAGGTCGGCGACGTCCTGCTGCGCGGTCTTGAGGTCGGCCTCGATCTTGTCGACCGCAGCCTTCTGCTCCGACGGTGTCATGTCGGTGGCCTGGACGACCTTCAGAGCATCCAGAGACAGCTTCTTGACCGTCTCCTGTGCCTCCTTGAGTGTTGGCATGCTCAGGCTCCTGTCTTGATGTAGTGATCACGGAGTGCGCCGAGCGCGCGGGCGCGGACGGCTGCGATGCGATCGGGCAGGGCCGCGAGGTCGGCGGCGGACGCGGCGGACGCGGCCTTGGCGGCGTCGGCGGCATCGGCGGTCTCGTCGTCGGGTTCGTCCGGATCGGCGACCCCGAGCGCGTCGAGCAGCTCATCGACGGTGGCGCCGGCGCTGTTCATCAGCGCGAGCGCTTGCTGCACGGGCTCGGGGAGATTGGTGAGGTCGACGTCGGCCAGCAGTGCGGCGGCCTGGTCGAGGGCGGCGTCGACGCCCTGGGCGAGCTCGCCCGGGTCGGTGTCGTCGTCGCCGGCCATGGTGGCGGCTTTGCCGCCGGTGCACGATGCGCCGAGGGCGGCGGCGTTGTCGTGGATGGCCTGGATCGTCTTGGCGTCCGCGCCGTTGTTGCGGCGCCCTTCCTTGGTGGCCGCGGCGCTCTTGCTGGCCAGGACCAGCGCTTCGGTGTTGGCCGGGATGGCCACGAATGCGCCGTTGAGCAGCTCGCGGGACACGGACTTGACGCCCTTGGCGTCGGTGGAGGTCTTGCGCAGGAACGCAACGCTGGTGGTGCGGATGTGCCCTTCGTTGACCAGGGCTCGCACTTCCTGGGCCCGGGGGATCGATGCGTACGTGCCGCGCACGTGCATCTCGCCGTTCTCGATGGTCGGCGTGCCGGATCCGACGGTCGTGGCCACGGACATGCCGTGGTCCTCGTCCATGGTGATGTGGCTGGGCAGCGGCTGTTCCCACTGGTCGGGCAGGAGCTCCTCGCCGTCCCGGTCCTTGGCCGCGGTGGACAAGATGATGTGGAACGAGCCGTGCGGGGTGTCGGCATCGTCCTCGCCTGGCGTGATCGAGGCCAGGGCGTTCTTGCGGACCGTGGTGATCGTCATGGCTCTCCTAGGCGAAGCTCAGTGAGCAGTTGCAGCCGGCGACTTCATCGGCGCCGCCGGACGGGTCGCCGGGGCCATCCATGCCGTTGCTGAACGGCCGTCCCAGCGGGACGGTCTCGCCGGCCATGCCGGCGTGGTCGGCGCGCGGGTTGGGGCCGGTGACCCATGTCTTCGTGGTGGCGCCGGATTGCCGGGCCGCGGTGCGCTGCGCCAGGCCGCCGACGACGGTCACGCGGGTGCCTGCGATCTGATCCGACCGGGAGCCGATCAGCGTGTCGTAGACCTGTGTGATGGCGGCCGCCGGATCGGCGGCGTCCTCCAGGGCTGTGGCGAGCTGATCCAGGGTGGTGGTGTTGATCCGCTGCGCCGAGGTGGTGGCGTTGTCGCGGATCCATTCGGCCATCTCGGCGACGTCGAATGTCCCTCCGAGGGCGTTCGCGGTCGTGGCGCCGAGCACCTTGGCCGTGGCCGTGGCCAACCCTTCGAGCAGATCTCCAAGGGCCTGGTCCCAGGTCTGAGCGTTGAACAGCGCCTTTCTGGCCACGCTGGCCAGGGCATCGTCGCGCTGCGCGGCGAACGTGGTGCGTAGCGCGCGGGCGTGTTCGTCGACGAGGGCCTGGCGGCCGCGGTCGACGGCCTTGAGGCTGCCGAGCCGGCCCATCATGGACCGCTCAGCCCGTACTGCGTCCGGTCGTGGCGGCTCGATAGCCAGCGGCGGCCGGCCGGCCGCCGGCAGCGCTGGCTGCGCCCCGGCGACCGGAGTTCCGAGCGGCTGGGTCGCTTGGTTCGCGTAGAGCTTGTCCGCCTCGGGGCCGGCCGGGGGCAGCCGGAACATCGGGCGGGCCTCGGCCGGTTTCATGATCGCGCCGGTGACCAGTTCCACAGCGGCCTTGGCGCGGGTCTCGAAGTCCCCGCGGATCACATCGTCCAGGTTGAATCGCGGAACCTGCTGGCCGCCGAAGTCCGGGACGAGGTGATGGGCCAGCACGCTCTCGTACTCGGCCAGCTGGGGCGCCATCGTGTCCCGGTACATCGACCTGAGCTGTTCGGTGATGTTGGAGAAGGTGGCGTGGTCGAGGATGTGCACTACCGGCGGCGGGATGTCGAAGGCGGCGCAGACCTCTTCCCGGTTCAGCTTGCGGGACTCGATGTACTGCAGTTCCTCAGCATCGAGCTGCATCTTCACAGCGGTGACGCCGTCCTCAAGGACCAGGGTCCCGCCGACCTTGTCGGCGCCACCGTGCAGGGAATCGATCCGGGACTTCAGCCGCTCCCCGGCGTCCTTGGAGATCTTCTTGTCGCTCTGCAGGACCATGCCGGGCCGGGCGCCGGAGCGCCAGAAGCTTGCCGAGGCACGGCGCATGGCGTCCTCGTTGAGCAGCGTCTGGCGCAGTCCTTCGAGCACGGACACGCCGCGCTCGGTGGTGTCGGGGCTGTAGGAGACGAACGGGATGACGTCGGCGGCCGGGATCGGCGGCAGAACGGTCACCGTGCGGACGCCGGTGGTGTAGAGGTACCAGACATTCCCGTCCGGGTCCCGGTGGACAATCGTGTTCGCCGGGTGCATCGGGTGCAGCTCGCGCACGGTGCCTGACGTGTCGCGCAGCTTCAGCAGGTAGGCCTCGCCGTAGATGTGCCGGGTGCTGGCCACCCACGTCCACATCTTGAACGCATCCAGGCGGTCGTTGGGACGCACGAGCAGCTGCGCCAGCGGACTGGCGGTGTCCAGGCCCGCGTCCGGGTCCTTGCTCTCCCACAGGTCCAGAGGGAGCCGGGCGGTGGCCGCGGCCAGCTTGCGCACCACGGTGCCTACCCATGGCTGCGACCGGTACAGCGCGCCGTACGCGGCCCACTGCCCTGTCAACTCCAGGTGCGAGCGGCCGTAGTAGTTCGCGTCCGCCAGAAGCGGCGTGGTGTCGGCCAGCGTGCCGACCGGGATGCTGACGGGCGCCCCGTTGGACAGGAACACCTCAGACCTCCGGACGCTGCAGGTAGGCGACACGGTCGGTCGGCAGCCACAGCTGCCCGTCGATGGCGACGCTCTTGCCGTCATCGGTGAGCTGGACGGCGTCGACCATCACCAGGTGGCCGGGGTCGGCATCGAGCAGAATGCCGTCGAACGTCTCGCGCGAGGTGGTGGTGACCAGTACGCGTCGGCGCTCCAGGTCGCGAATCAGGCGGCGGGACCTCATAGGATCAGCGGCCCCCTCTCCTCATAGACGGACTCTGACGGCGCCTCGGTGCGCATCGTGCGCTCGAGGGCGTTGACGGCGGCCGCGACGCCGTCGATCTTGTCGGCGGCTTTGCCCTTGTCCGGCTTGACGTTGCCGGCGGCGTCGATCTGGACGGCCAGGTTGTCGACCATCCAGATCAGGACCGGGTTACCGCCGTGCCGGAACATCGGCGCGGTGCGGGAACCGGCTAGGACCAGGCGCTGCAGCTCCTTGGTCGGAGCGGACAGCGAGGCGTACCCCTGGCCGATCGGGGACATCGGCATGTCCTCGGCGACCAGGTCATTGACCATCTGACTGGAGTTCCACCGGTCGTAGGCGATGTCCCGGACGTCGAAGGCTTCGGCATCGCGGAGCACCTGCGCCTTGATCCAGTCGTAGTCGGTGACGTTGCCCGGGGTGGTGAGCAGCCATCCGTCACGGACCCACCCGGTCGCGGCGTCCGCGGTCCGCTTGTCCAGGGCCTCGAGGTTGTCCTCGGGAATCCATAGGCGCCAGATCGCATCGAAGCTGCCGTCCTCGGCCGGGAAAAGCCAGCACAGTGCGGTGATGTCGCTGGTACTCGCAAGGTCCAGGCCTCCGAAAGCCTCGCGGCCGGCGAGCTTGGTCTCGTCGATCCGCGGACCCGCGTTGCGCTCCCAGGCGGCCAGCGGGATGTACTTCGTGGTCTGCTTCGTGCGCAGTCCCAGGTGCAGCCGCTGGAAGCTCGCCAGGTCGGCCGGTGAGCTCGCGGCTTTCGCCGAGGCGGCGACCATGAACTCGCGGGTCGGTGAGATGCCGTAGCCGGGGTTCGCCTTGATCCAGGTCGCCTCGGCGTGCGGATTGTCCTTCGGGTCGGCGGCCCAGATGACGCCGTACACCGACGGGTCCGTAAGCGCGCGGCGGGCCAGCTGCTCGATGCGCTTGCGGGTGTGCGCGTAGACCGTGTCCGGCTTGCCGTCGTCCGGGGTTGTGATGATGACGATGAGCGGCTGCTCGCGGGCGCCGGTGCCGGTGGTGATGGCCTCGACCAGGTCAGGGCTCTTGTGCACGTGCAACTCGTCGATCACGCCGCCGTGCAGGTTCGCGCCGTGGATCAGGTCCGCCATCGAGGAGACGACGGCGAAGTAGGAGCCAGACCGCGGGTGGGTGATGCGGTCGCGCATCGGCTTGACGTGCGGCTTCAACGCCGGCGACTTCTCGGCGATCGTCTTGATCGGGTCGAAGCAGAACCGGGCCTGATCCTTGCCCGCGGCCGCGGCGATGACCTGCGCGCCGGCCTCGCCGTCGGCGAAGGTCAGGTAGCAGGCCTGTCCGCCGGCGAGCGTGGTCTTCCCGTTCTTACGCGGCAGCTCGACGTACTCGGTGCGGATGATCCGTGCCCAGCGGCCGGCATCGTTCTTACGGACCCACCCGTAGACCGGGGCCAGGATGTAGGCGATCTGCCAGGGGTCCGGGTGCAGCGGCCGGCCGGCCCACTGGCCTTGGGTGTGACGTAGCTTGCCGAAGACTTGCAGGACCTTGTCGACGCGCGCCGGGTCGAACTTCGCGCCGGGCAGGCGCCGCGGCTCGGGGGTCTTGTATCGCGGCGGGCAGGTCGGCAGCGGGATCCCGCGGCTGTAGAGGTACCAGCCGACCTCGGGGGAGATCTTGAGGCGGCGTAGTTCCTTCGGGTCGTACCGGCCGGCGTCCTTAGCCGAAGGGGTTGTCGTCGTCGTCATCGTCGGGGACCAGGCTGCCGAGGCGGCCCTCGGCCGACGGGGTCAGGCCGAACTCGGCCGACCAGGCGCGGAGCTCCTTGCCGGCCGACTCGACGATCAGGACGGCAGGGTTCTTCACGGGGCCGTTCTTGCCTTCGAGGACCAGGCCCTCGTGCTTGACGATGGCCTGTGCTTCGCACAGCCTCTCCCAGGTCAGGCACATGGCGGTGAGGGAGGCCTGGTCGATCGGCTTGAGGAGCTGCAGCCGCTGCAGCTCGGCTACGACCTGGTCCCACATCTCGCGGGCTCGGCCGGCCAGGAAGTCCGGCGGCTCCGGTGGAAGCCGGGTGAACCCGGGTGTTGCTTTGATCGGCCGGCCGCCGGAGTCGCGGCCGTTGCCCCGACCCTCCAGGATCTTCAGTCCGGCCGGCTTCGGCTTGGGCGAGGCCATCCTCACCCCCGGTCCTCGAAATTTTCAGGTTGAGACGGTGTGCGCGAGACTGCGCGTGCCGGTCTAGGTCGAAAAGCGGTAGAGATCTTGACTCACCCCCCGCCACGACGGGCCCACCCCCCGGGCTGATCCCGGGCCGTCCGGCGGGAGTGGCACTCGTGCGTCATAGATCGCAGATTCGACCAGTCGTGACCACGTGGGCCGCGCGGTCCAAGTCCGTCACGATGATCAACTTCCTCGGCTGTCGGTCGGCGCCAGCTCGGTAGCTTCAGGCAGTCGTCGCACTCGCACTGCGGATGCTCGGCGAGATAAGCGGCCGCCGTGCGCTGCCACTCGGCGTCATACCCCCGCTCTGCAGCGGATGGTCGACGGGCGTCGTACTCCCTCTGCCTGTCGAGGTAGCACCCCTCGCATAGCCCCCGGCGCACAGCGCGCTCCGTGCAGCGGCGACCTTTGCCAGAGCAGAAGCCCGCAGGTGATGTCGGCACGAATGACACCCCCTGTCGATCCGCCCCCACGGTTCAGGCCGGCCCGGTATCGGCCAGCGCAGACCCACCCCCTGGTTAGACGATCGGCGGCCAGAACGCCGCGGCCGGGATGCGGCGGCCGTCCTTGCAGATCCGGTAGGTGGTGACCTGCTCGGCAGACTCGCGATCGTCGTACAGAGCGACGCTCGTCAGCCAGTACTCTTCGGGCCCGTCGAGCACGACTTTGAGGTTCACGCCCTGGTCTTTCCAAACTCGCGTGATCATCGCGGGTGCGATGTCGCCGCCGTTGTTCCGGGCCGGGTCAACGAAGACATGGACGATGCGGCCGAGCGCAGGCTTGGGCATGCGGATCAGTCCGCGTTCGGCTCGAACGTGAGCGTGTAGGAACTGCCTAGCTCGAAGTTCTCGGCGACTGAGGCCTTGACGGTCATCTGTAGCGAGAGGCTTGGTGTTGCTTCGGCCCACTCCGCATTGCGGCCAGACTGATAGTCAGGGCCGAAACTCAGCATGACCGAGTCGTTGTAGCCGGGGGTGCGGCGAGTGCACTCGACCTTGGCTGTGACGGCGGCGTGCTGCGACATGATCGACTCCTGACATGCGAAATGCCCCGCTCGGATCGAGTCGGGGCACAGCTGTACTACCTGCAGATAGGGTGCTACAAAGATCAGCCCGAAGCAAGATCCCACGTCGGGTCATAGTCCGGGTGGTCGGCGTACGGTGCGGCCATCAGCCTCAGCAGCATGTTGCTACCCTCATGCCACATTTCATCGCTGGTGCTGCCTACATCGAACTCGTTACGAACGGTGGCCTCACAGCTGAGGAACTCAGGAATTACCTCGCTCAGTACGCGCCTCTTCGCCGCCACATCGCGAAGCACGCGGGCCGGGTCGTGGCGGGCGATGTGATCGGCCGCGTAACTGCCGTTGACGACGGCCACGCCCATCTCGTGTTCGTCGTTGACGTAGGAGGCGGTCGGAACTGCGCTGGGATTGTCGGAGCGCCATTCCTCTACGATCCATTTGTGGCGCGGGTTAGCACGGTGACCAGCCGCGGCCGCCTGTTTCGCATGCCGCTCGTCCTCGTCCAGCCGCGCGTTCAGGAACGCCACGATATCGGTCATGCGGACGAAACCGCCGCGTCGCTGATGCGTTGTCCCTGCTCAACGGCCGATGCCAAGTAGGCCTCGAAGACCGTCGCCGCGGCAACGATCTCGCCGTTTCGGGTTGACGGGTTGGTCGGCGACGCTCCGCGGTCGGCGTACAGCTTGACCGCCTGCTCGAGCGCGAAGGCACGGGCGTTGAACTGGTCGACCTGCGCGAACTGCAGGAGAGTTCCTTGGATCTCTGCCTGGTCAGTCATGGGCTCACTCTTTCCTCGGTTCGACTTCGCCGGCGACGTCGGGTGCTCATCGCGGCCGTGACCGCTTCGGCGTCGTACAGCGCGCGCCGGGTCTTGATGTCTGAGGCGATCGGCTCGCAGCGCGCCCGGATCGTCGACGCCGGCCGGTCGAGTAGCGCGGCGAGCGCTTCTCGGTCGGCGAGCGTCAGTCCTTGGACGTACCGGACGATCACGCGTCCAGGGTACGGCCGGCTGGTGGTCGGCCGGCCGTAGCTGGTAGTCGTCATCCGCCGGCGATGGCCAGCCGTCGCGGCTGCGCGGCCAGTTCGGGGTGCCGGTCTTCGATCGCTCGGCGGACGCGCTTGGCCGTGGTCAGGGACGGTTGGCCGACTGCAGCCGGCAATGCGCCGGCGTTGATCAGTTCGGCCACGCGGTGGCTGAGCGCGGTCTGTAGCGCGCGTTCGTTCGGTCGGTCGGTCGGGTGCTTCTTGAGTTGCTGGTAAACCGGTCGGCCGATCTCTACCCACACGTCGATCCGTAGCTTGCCAGCGTCGGCGTGCGGCCCGAGGTCGCCGAATGGCTGCGGTTGGCCGGTCGGATGGACGGCCGGTTTTACCGGGATCGGCGGGATGTTGTTGGCCGGTCGCTGTTGAACGGTCGCTGTGGTCGGCTGGACGGCCGTTGTCGGCTGGACGGTCGGTCGCTGTTGAACGGTCGGCTGGACGTCCGCGGCGCTCGGCCGGTCGTCGGCCGGCTTGTCGCTGTGACGCAGCAGCGTCGAGCCGAGGAACGCGGCGGCCGGCCACATACCGATGATCACGTTGGTGATGAGGTCGGCCGGGTTGGCGTCGGCGGGTGCGTTCGCGATGGCGTCGGCGATGTTCGCGCCGAGGCTGGCCGTGAGACCGATGATGAACCAGGACCAGGCGACGCCGGTCTTCTTGCCGGCGGACTGGTCGGCCTTGAGGCGCCGGTATGCGGCGACGGTGATGAGGTCGACGGACAGCGGGTAGGCCCAGGATTTCCATCCGGCCTGTCCGTGGTGAAGCGCGACGTCGCGGATGTGGGTGAAGGACAGTGCGCCGGCGATGAGGGCCTGGACCAGGGTGCTGTCGGCGACCTTGGATTTCAGGTGGGCGCGCCGAGCGCGACCGTTGTCGACGGTTGCGGCGCTGGTCGGTGTAGCGTTCGTGGTGGACGTCATTGGATTGAGACTCCAGTGGGGTTTCTGCTTCGGGCCCGGCGCAAGCCGGGCCCTCTCCGTTTTCGGGGTCAGGCGGCGTTCTTGGCGATCTCTACGGCGAGCAGCGGCCAGCGGGCCTTTGGCCATTCGGTTCGGCAGCGATCGCAGCGGATGATCTTTGAGTTCGGGTCGACGAGAAGCACACGGCCGCATGTGCGGCCGCCGAGCGGCGCCGGGCAGCGGCCGATTGCCTCGTAGTTGCTTCTCACGCCGAGGGCCATGCGGCAGGCGCTGATGATGTCGCCGATCTCGGCGGCGAACTCGTCGATCGCCGGGTGTGTGTCCGCTGCCCAGGCCAGAAGCACGTGCAGGACGTCGACGATGCTGGCGAGGAGCCGGCCGCCGTCGAGCTGCTGCTCGCGGTCGGCGCGCGCCGAGTTGAGCGGCAGCCCGCACCGTTCGCGCCAGTCGGTTTCCCAGGTGCCGAGGATCGACACGATCCCGCCTCGGCACAGCAGGCTGAGCGGCTCAACGCGCAGCGGCAGCGGCGGCGTTCGAGTGCCGGACACGCGCTCGCTCTCGCCGCGGCCGGGGCGCAGGGCAACGGCGAGGTCGGCGTATAGCGCGGGGATGGACCGCAGCTGGTTGTCGAGATCGTCGAGGCAGTCGTCATGCACGGTCGCAGCGTGGCGACCACACAGCGGGCACATGGTCAGACTCCTGGCGCACATAGCCCGCATGGTTTGCGGGTGCTTCGGGTGGTTGGGGCAGTAGCCGCTTTCGGCGCGGGGTCGCAGGTCAAAGCGGCCGGCGTAGACCTGGTGGATCTCGCCGGACAGGGCGCATGAGATGCGGCAGCCGGAGCGGTCGAGCAGGCGCTCGACCGCGTCCTGGGCTGCGCGCTCGGCCTCGCGTTGCAGGTCAGCCTGCGCCATCGTCGGCCTCCTGGCGGGCGGCGCGCAGTTGTAGGTTCGCGTAGCTGGCGCGGCCTTCGATGACGCGACGCGCGCCGAGGAGCGCGGTATAGCGCGCACAGCTCGTGCAGTCCGCATCGCACGCGGGTGCCTTGTGGCGTTGGCAGGCGACAGTGAGGCTGCCGAGTTCGGTGCCGAGGCGCAGCTCGTACATCGGCAGCGCGACGGCGAGGGCGGCGCGGAGGGCTTCCCGTAGCGTCAGCTCGGTTGCGGGGTCGTCGGTGCTGGCCTCGGCGATGGCGCGCTCAGCGGCGTCGAGGATGGCTGTTGGTACCACGGGCGGGCAGCGGTCGCTCATGATCCACTCGCCTTCTGCCGGTCGTCGGGTTCCGGGCACGACGGTGTCCAGGTTCTGTCGGTCAGTCGCCACAGGCACTGGCCGGCGGCCGCGGCCTTCTCGAGGGTCCAGCTGCTGCCGTCAGTCATCACCGGGTCGTCGAAAGCGATGGCGCCGTCTTCCGAAAGGGCGACGAGTCGGCCGCATCGGCACTTGGCACCGGTAAGGATTTTGCGGGCGAGTTCGGTGGCGGCCCGCGTGGGACTCGGCTGATCGGCAGCGGCGATGCGGCCGCCGACGTAGTAGGCGATGGCGTACCAGCCGGCTTTCTCGCTCGGCACGTCGTCGTGCAGGTAGCCGATTTGGAACTGCTTGGCACCGCTGCGGCCGACGAGGTCGGCGCAGGCGGTGACGGCGTTCTCGTCGTCGGGCCCGAGAAGGCGATTGTTGATCTTCACTTGTCGTCCTTCGCGATCATGCGCTCGCGCGTGGTGGGGTTGATCCAGCTGGGCGCTGGCGGCTTGTTGTGCGCCATGAGGCTCAGCAGGGTGCGCAGGTGCGCGAGCTCGGTGATGCAGCTCTCACCGGCGCGCAGCTCCCGGTGCATCGTGTACGGCGGGTACGTCGCCGGGACGTAGCTCCACGGGATCTTCGGCTCGGGGAACCAGCGGCGCGCGTTCGGCGGCGCAACGCCGGAGAACAGCGCGAGGCGGTCCTCGACGGCGTCCTCGGGCTTGATGCGCGGCAGCGGAGTGACGCGGGCGCCGTTCACGTGCCCGTCGCGCTCGGTCCAGCCGATGCCGCGCGCCTCGGAGATGGATGCGGCCAGTCCCGCGAGCTCGGCCGGCCCGATGGTGCCGGCGTAGCGCTGATGGCGCTCGGCTTTCTTCTCCGGGGTGTCGTCGTACCAGCCGCTGTCGAGGTCGTCGATGCTGCGCACGCGCCCGTCGAAGACCAGGGCGCCGCCGACGGTTTCGATGCGCAGGTGGGTGATGTTCCAGCCGCGGCCGCTGGCGATGAGGATCGCGGCGGGGTCGGCGAGGACTTCGCGCGCCCACTCGGCGGCCGCGGCCTGTGCGGCGCGGGACTGCTCGCACCAGCGCTTGAATGTCACGTCGCGGACGCAGCCGGCGCAGTACCGGGTGCGCAGCGGCCGGAGTTCGGGCAGCGGCCGCCGACTCGGTTTGGAGCAGCCGGCGCAGGTGCGCGCCTCGGCCCAGGCGGCCGCGCGCGCCGGGCTGAGCTTGGTTCGCTGCAGGGTGTCGACAATGGCATACAGGTCGGCGATGTCGCGGCGCTTGTAGATCGCGACCGGCTTCTGGTCGGGTGCGGGTTCGCGGTTGTGCTCGATGCGCAGCGCGGTGCGGGCGGCGAGCAGCTCCAGGGGCAGGTTGCCGTACGAGTACTCGTCGTCGTGCAGGACCTTGATGGTCCAGTCTGCCGGGTTGAACGGGATGGCGCGGTCGGCGGCGACGGCCAGGCGCAGGCCGGCCTTGCGCGCGCCGGGCCGCGGCGGCAGGACGACGCCTGTTCGGTCGCGCTTGCCGGGCGCACTGATCTTGACCAGGTAGCCGATCAGGTTGGTCACGCGTTCGGTGAGGTCGGCCATGGCTCCTTCTTCGCGATCGAGGCAATCGGTCGGATCTTGATGGGGGCGGTACTCAGCACCGCGCCGGTGATGTTGGCCGAGGTCGGGGGGGCGTTTTTGCTGCGCACGCCGATGTCGTAGCGGCTGTACCAGGCCATGAACCAGGGCTCGGACGGGTCGCCGGCGCGGTTCGGCCCCATGATCAGGCCGGGGCAGTTACAGCCCGGGTCGTCGCAGGGCATGCCGTCGAGATTGGGGGCGTGCTTGGCGTAGGTGGGCATGCGGCCGCTGACCATCGGGCAGGCCTGGATCGAGTACTTCGCGCACACCGGGTGCAGCGGCGGCTCGCTGGAGAACCCCTCGTCGATCTGCTTCTGGATCATCAGGAACAGGTAGGGCCGCTGTTCGAGATGGCGGCCGCACACCTGGCACAGGCCGTTCAGCAGGCACTCGGCGATGCGCCGGCTGCGGGTCCGGCCGAGGTAGGCGCGGCCGCCGGATTCCAGGCTGATATACGGCACGACCAGGCCGTTGTGGGTCGGCCGATGCGCCAGGAACTGCGGGATCAGCGGGACGGCCATCAGCTGCTCTCCTCCGGCCGGGCCACGCTCCACACACGGAGGCTGGCGTGCAGGCTGATGTCGTTTTCCCGGGTGATCGCGCCCTCAGTCGACAGGTTGAGCAGCGCCTTGGCGAGGCTGTGCTTCCTGGCGCGAAGCACGCCGTACAGCTCGCCTTCGGGCAGCGGTCCGAAGTACGTCAGTGCGATCAGGATGCGGCGTTCGCGGCGCCGGGTGATCGGGCCCCGAATGCCGACGGTGCTTCGCTGTCGCGGCTCGACCGGGAGGCCGGTGGCCTCAAGGGACATCTCGATCTCGTCATCGTCGGGCGGTTCGAACGTCATCGGTCAGCTCTCTTCGATCTTCACTGGATTGATCTTGGTCTGTTGTGAGGTCTAGCCGCGGTCGCTCAAGACCCAGATGACGACGGCCGCGAAGGTGAGGCACAGGCCCAGGACCAGGACGTCCAGGGGCGTGGGCTTGTGGAAGATGTCGGCGAGCGCCGGGTTCGTCATGGCTGGCTCCTTGGTGGGTTGTGACGGTCAGCGCGCGCCGTCGTCGGCGAGCGCCGGGTCGGCGGCGATGAGCCGGCCGAGCGTGCGTACGGCGCGGTACTGCAGGGTCTTGATGGCGCCCTCGTTCTTGCCGAGCTCCTGGGCGGTCGCGGCGACGCTGAGGTCGGCCAGGAAACGGTGCTCGATGCAGGCACGCTGATCGGGGTTCAGCCGGGCTATCGCCTCACGGACGGCGGCATCCTGGAGCCGCGCTAAGACATCGACCTCGGGGCTCTGCTCGGTCTCGTCGGTGTCGAACATCTCGCCGGTGCAGACCTCCATGCGGTACCGGCTGGACTTGAAGTGGTCGGCGATCAGGTTGCGGGCGATAGTGACCAGCCAGGCCCCGAAGTCGCGGCCCTGCCAGGCGAAGCTGGTGATGCGGCGCAGCGCGCGCGCGAAGGTTTCGCTGGTGAGGTCCTCGGCCAGGGCGTGAGTCGAGACGCGGTAGTAGACGTAGCGGAAGACGGTGTCGCGGTAGATCCGGTACAGCTCGCCGAAGGCCTCGGCGTCGCCGTCCTGGGCACGGCGTACGAGGTGCCGCATCGCCTCGGTCTCGCCGTCGCCGGCGGCCGGCGCGGCATCGTGGGCGCCGGTGCGCTGCCCGGGGATCATGGCGCGGTCCTTGGGGCGGGCACGGTCGGCAGCCAGCGCCCGCCGATGCGGGCGATCCAGCCGGCTTCCACTGCCCGCGACACGAACCGGGCCACCAGGCCGACGTGCAGGCCGGTCTGCTCGGACAGCTCCTCGATCGAGATCGAGAACTCCTCGCCGGCGTCGGCGGCCGCGGCCGCGGCGTCGGATGCCGTCCACAGCAGCAGGCGAGCGAGCGGCGGCAGCGCCGAGGCGCGGATCGCGGCGCCGATCCGGATCTGTTCAGCGCGCGCCGGGGTGAGCTCGGCGGCGGGTTCGGTGGTCATGCGTGCTCTTTCTGGGCGTCGTTGGGCCTGGGTGAGGGGATCGACCGGCTGTAGGCGGCGCCGGTCGTGGGCGGCGCGTCGAACTCCTGGGGTGCGGCACGGGCGTCCGCGGCGCAGCTGTGGCACAGGCCGGATTCGGTGAGTTCGACCAGCGGATGGACCTGGCACAGGCGCCGCGGCGGTTTGGGAACGGGGGCCGGCGGCGGTGGCGGCGCGGCGGCGGGGCGCATGCGGGCCAGAGCCTTGGTCAGGCTGTCCGGGGTGATCTGCTGCCCGGCGACCGCGAGGGCGTTGAGGGCGTGCGCGGCGGCGTCGCGGGGTACGCCGTTGTCGGCGACGGCGGTGATCACCACGGCGCGGACGGCCTGGCGCCGCTGGGCGCTGCCGGCGCCGTGGACGCGCCAGAACGCGTCGGTCAGTTCCTCGGCGGTCTGCAGTCGTTGGGCTCGATCGCCGGCGGCGGCCGGTGGCTTTTGGTGGTCTTGGTGGTCTTGGTGGTCTTCCTTATATAGAGGTGTCACGCTGACACCCCCGGGGTGGCTGTCTGACACCCCATGGAGTGGCTGTGTGACACCCCACTGGTCGGATGGGGTGTCAGCCTGAATACAGCTGGGGTCGCTGTCTGACACCCCGGCTGTATTCAGCGGGACACCCGGTTGCCGCGCGAGATCGGCGTGCGGCTCGGCCTCGCCGCCCTGCAGCATGCGGCCCAGTTGATGCGCAGCGCGCTCGTGGTCGCGGTGCGCACCCTCGGCCGGGATGGCCAAGCGGTACTTGATCCGGGCGTGCCGGACGCTCTCCTCCGGCGAGGGACGGATCAGGATGAGCCATCCCTCGGCCTCGAGCTCCCCGCGGCGCCGGATCACAGTGGACTTCGACAGGCCGGTCTCGCGGGCCAGCTGCGCGGTGGACGGGGTACGGCGCGGCGGCAGCTCCGACGTGAGGTTGTCGGCGATATCCGCCAGGACGTGCATGATGTGCCGGCTATCCGAGTGCAGCGACGAAGCGCGCAGGGCCCGGCGGACACGCCAGGTCGGCAGCGGCTCCGAAGCGCGGGCGCTCACCGGGGCAGCTCCGGTCCAGCCGGACCGTGGGTGTCGTTGGCCGCGCGCACCTTGTCCAGGACTTCGCGCAGGTGGGCATAGAAGTCGCCCTGTTCGGCCTTCAGGCGGCGCAGCTCGAGCTCCGCGGCCGCCAGGCGCTGCTCGTGCCAGCACGGCGGCGTGCACCGACCGGCGGCCCTGTCGACGCGGTTCTGCAGGACGGCGTTCTGCGACTCGAGCTGAACCACCCGGCGGTTCGCTGCTTTCAGCGCGCGAACGTCGTCGGGGCCCGGCGGCGGCGACGCGCGCCGGAGGAACCGCGGCCGCCTTCGTGGTGCGGCCTTGTCTCGGTCTTGCGATGTGGTCACTGGCTTTCCCGTGGGACGTGGATCAGGTGTGGGAGGTCGAGGGCCGCGCCGACCGGGATAGGGTCGGCGCGGCCGGTCGCCGGCTTCCTAAGGGCCGGCGTGGCCCGCGGCCGGCCGGGCGGGGGCCGGTCGCGGGATCAAGGGCCGGGCGGCCCGCGGCCACCGCCCGGCGGCTCAGGGGGTCAGCCGTCGTGGCGCGCTATCGTCGGGCACGCATAGGGGATGGGGCGCCCGGCGAGCTCGGAGCAGTGAGCACAGACCACGAGGCCGGGGAGCGTCTCAATGGGTTCGTGCAGCTGCTGCACGGTGTCGCATCGCTCCTGCTGGCCGGCGCGCTGCTGTATCAGGGCGCGGTCCAGCAGTCCGGCCTTGGCGGTCTCCACCAGCCGGGGCACGTCGCCGAGCGCCTCCAGCAGCGTCTCGAAGGCCTTCGCCGGGGCGGGAAGCTCCTGCTGCAGTACCTCCACCACGTGCTTGGCGAAGCTGCCGCGCGCGGCAGCGGCCTCCAGGTAGCCGAGGTCGACGGTGAGGTTCTTAGGGGTAGCGGTCATGTCGAGCTCGGCGAGCGGTGCGCGTACAGGTCCTCGTACTGGCCGCCCTCGGTCGCGCTCCTCCACCCGGGCGCCTCAGGCCAGTCGCGCGACGCCGGCCGCGTCACGTACGGGTTGAGCGGATCGGACTGGTGGCGGAGCATGTCCTGGAACGCCGGGTCGCGCAGCGGCGCGGACGCGGGCCCGGGCGCGCCGGGCACGCGACGGTGCTCCGGATCGCGCTGTGCCTCAGGCTCGGGCCCGGAGACGCTCTCCTCCTGCTCCGGCCCGGCCGGCGGCCGCCAGACTCCGCGCTCCGGCTTGGGCGCGCGGTGCCGCCGCTTGGCCTGCAGGTGCTCCTCATAGCGGAGGAAACCGAACCGAACGCCGTGCCAGCCGAACGACGCCACGGCGCCGGCCGCGCCGACGACGGCCAGGAGCCGGTCGGTGTACGTCAGGCCGGCGGCCGTGCTCTGCGCGAGCGCCGCGAGGAGGATGCCGGCGCCGATGGCCCCGGCGCAGATCTGGGCGAGGCGGATGGTGGATCTGGTCACGGCGCGTCTCCCGGCGGCTCGGTGTTGGTGGACTTGGTCTGGTCGTCGGGGCCGGTGCCGATGTACTCGGCGAGCTGGGCGTTCAGGAGGACCTGGCACGTTGAGCACGTCACGTCGCCGGCGAACAGCGCAATGCGGGAACCGCTGGGGGCACCGCAGCGCGGCTGCTCGGACCCGTCCGGCTGCAGGGCGTGCTTGATCTCGGGCGCGGGCGCCTCGGGCTTCTCGACGACCGAGCCGCCGCGGCCAGCCAGGAGCGCTCGGCACTCACGACATGTCACGTCGGAGTCGACCAGCGTGACGCGAGAGGTACGAGGGGCGGCGCACCGCGGCGTCCCGGGCATCCCCGGGATAAGGGCGTGGACGGCGTCGGGGCTGTTGCCGTCGACGGGTGCCTGGTCCTTGGCCTGCCACTCGCCGTCGACCCACTTCGCGAACCTGGTCAGGTTGTGCCAGTAGTGGTCCCGCGGCTGGTGGTGATACAGCGGCGGCTCGACCTTGCCAAGCCAGCGCCGGATGATCTCGTAGGTGAGGCGGGTCGTCAGCTCGCAGGCGTCCTTGTCCGCGTACGGCGCCGGGTTCGCCTGCGCGAGGTGCCAGTACAGCGCCAGCTTCGCGTCGCTGATCCGGCGCAGGTCCTCGTTCGGGATGGTGATCGTGATCTCCATCGGGGGCTTGGGCTCCCACGGCTTCGACGCGGCCATCACACACGCTCCGATCCGGACGGCTCCTGGGCGGCGGACTCGGTGAGGTCGTCGGGACAGGCAGAGCCCCAGATGTGGAGCTCAACGCCCTGCCACTCGCCTCCGGCCGTGATCTGGGTCAGGCCGGTGTTACCGTGCGGCCGCTCGGTCACGGCCAGGCCGAACTTCTCGGCGTAGGGGCGGATCTGCGCGCGCAGCTCCGGGGCGGGCGGCGTCGGGTTGACGTGGAAGAACCCTTCGAGCCGCGGCGTCGCGAGCTGCAGGTCCGCGTAGGAGTGCATGCTCCAGTTGCTCGGCATCGGCAAGGTGCCATCGAGGAGGATCACCGAGAGAACTCGGACGCACAGGGCGTGGTCGGCGGCGGGCAGGGGCTTGCTCACTGGAGACCGCCAATCCGGCGCACCTCGGAGGCGGCCAGGGTGTAGCCGGCCGCGAACGACCGGGAGAAGTTGAGGTCGTACTCGGTGCTCCGGCGCACCTGGTTCAGCGCGTAGTCGAAAGCGGCGACGTCGTCGGGCCCGTGGCAGACCGCCAGGCGCAGCGCGTGGTGAATGCCCGTGGCCAGGCCGCACACCGCGGGCGTCTCGCCCAGGAGCGGGACCTGGTCGGCGGACAGTAGCGCCAGCACCGGCCGGCGACCCGAGGAGACCATCACCGGGTCACCGCCAGCGGCGTGATCTGGTGGTCGGTGACGGCGGGCAGGGCGACCTGCAGCAGCTCCAGGCAGCGCTCCGCGGCCGGGTCACCCGGGTGCAGGATCAGCGTGTTCTGGGCGACGGCGAGCTCGAACTCGAGCGCGTTGGCCAGGCTGGCGGTGTGGCGCATGCGCTCGTGGTCGGCGCGGGAGGCGCCGAGGATCAGGCATGACGGCGACAGGCCCCGGGTTCCGCGTGCGTAGTCGCGCAGCAGGTTCGGGTCCTCCGGCGCGAGCCTCAGGGGCGTGTAGTCGTCGCTGGCGTACTGAGCCGGCGCGCGCCACGGCGCCGGGATGGCGCTTGGCGCGATACCGTCGCTCGGTCGCTCGGTCTTGAACAGTCGTGAGATGCTTCTCATCGAGCTGGTCACCTTTCTCGGCCTGGTGGGTTGGGGTGGTGATCGGTAGAGGTCGACCCGGTGGCTCGGGTCGGCCTCTTGCTTTCAGGAGCCGCGCCGAGGCGCGGGCAAGCCCAGGCGCTCGGCGGCCTTCGCGAGCTGCTTCGGGCTGTACTTGGGCTCGGGCGCTGGAGTGGAGAGCTCGCGAATCCTCTGTTCGATCTCAGCGACGTCGGGGTCGCTGAACTTCAGACCGCCAATCCGCGAGTGCGGCCAGCCCTGCGCAACACCGCGGTAGATCGTCGACTTCGAGACGCCGAAGTGGATGGCTAGCTGCGCGACGGTCCGGTATTTCGGCTCGGTCTGAGTCTCGACGGCCACCATCAGGCGGCCTCCAATCGCTCGCCGGCCTCCAGCTCGGCGACGCGCTCCTCGAGGCCCGCAAGCGCCTCGGATTCGACCGACAGCCGAAAGAGTTTGCCGTGGGCGTACTCAGTCGACACGTCGTTGAGGAGCGAGCCAGCCAGCGCCAGCCGGCCGAGCGTCCCCTGATCCGGCACTCGGAAATCGCGCTGATTCCTGCGCGCAGGAAGGATGGCATTCAGCGCGGAGGACGAGATGCCCGTGAGGCGGCCGATCGCGCGGACATTGGGCTGACCGTCACGGCGTCGTAGCGACTTAGCGCTTCTCACCAGCCAGTTCAGCCCGACGTCAGGGTTCTCCTTCGTCGGCTCGCGCAGCTCCCAGACGACGGGCTGCGGGGTTCTAGGCACTCTTGGTTCTCCTTCCCTCAGGAAGGAGGCTACAGCCAAGTTCCTGTCCTCAGGAACAGGTCAATGTCACGGTTTCGTAACAGCGGGCGAGTGTGGTTTCGCGTCGACTACGACTCTGGCCCTGGCGTCATGGCAGCCCTATCACTACGGTCCGGGGTGAAAGGGGTGTGGGGCCGGGGCACGAACGGACCAGCCACATTCCCGCGCGCAGGAAAGAAGAAGTTAAGGTTCTCGCGTACGCAAGACGCACATGGGCCGGGATGGGGTGAATGCGTGGCGCGAGCTGATGCCGCCAGGAAGGCAAAGTGGTCTGCCTACGTCAAGGGCAAGCTTGCTGCGACCGCGTCGAGTCCGGCTGAGCTGTCACGCAAAACCGGCATCCCGAACAAGACCATTTACAACTGGACCCTGGGCGACGGCGTCGCCTCCGCTGAGAACTGTCTGATCCTCGCTGGCGCGTTCGGTGTCTCAGCATTCGAAGTTCTGAGCGCGGCCGGCTATGAAATCCTTGCGCAGGCGATGGCCGGGAAAGAGATTCGACTCGTCGGCGCGGAGCCAATGACGCCAGATCCCGGCATTGTCAAGATCATGTCTCGCGACGATATCCCCGACGATGTGAAGGCTACCCTTATTCAGTGGTGGATAAAGCGCAGTGCCGACGATGAGGCTCGACGCCTGGCTGACGCAGACCAGATGATTGAGCTGCAGACCGACCGAAATACGGCATAGCGCGTTGGACGTCATACCACATTCGAGTATTAGTACGCTGATCCTCTTCCGTGCGCCCTGGCGCGCCCGTAGTGTAAATCCCTTCTCGCGGGTAGATCACCGTGAGTGGTAGCACTAAGGCGTCTCGGGGAGTCAGGAAGGGGAAAGTGATTGAACGCAGCAAGCGCTGTTTGTCTTGGAGTGTGCTGGCGCTAGCCGGGATCTCGGCGGCCGGCTGCACGGTCGTGTTCGTGTTCCACTCGGGCGCGGTCCAGAACGCCGCGGGCATCCTCAGCTGCGCCGGCATCGGCGCCGTCATCGTCCGGCGCCTCAACGCGGCAAGCGACGTCGTCGACGCCGCGCTGCACCTCGCCGAGGAGATCGCCAGGCTCGGCGGCGAGATCCCGGGCGGCTCTGAGTCGCAGGAGCGTGAAGGTCCGCACCTGGCAGTCGTGAGATCGCTTCCTGGACAACGGGCTGCGGTTGGCCAGGATGCTGAGCCCGCATGGTACGAAGATCGACAGTGACCCTATTCGGGGCGCCGGGCGCCAAAACTGCCACCGTCTGCTCACCGGTGCACCACCCCAGGGCCTTGACCAGGGCGACAAACACCTGGTCGCCAGGTCAAGGTCCTGGGGTGTAGGGGATAAGCCTTGGCCTGTGCCAAACCCTCTGACATGCGGAACAGGACCCGAACGCGTGATATCGGGTCGCGAAGAGGGGCACGGATCCGTCGAATCGGGCGAGACGATCACGATGGGCCACCTAGCGTGACGGCATGGCATACATCGAACCACCCCGCGAAAACCGAGACGGAACCTTCACGTACCGCGTGCGGTGGCGCAAGGGCGGCAAGCGAGAGGGCAAGCGAGAGGGCGAGCCGTTCCGCGACCTGGTCGAAGCAGAGAACTTCCGTGACGCTGTGACGCGAGCCGGCGACGATTGGCCGTGGGGCTACGTGCCCGGGGTCGGCTGGGACCACGAGACCTACGCGGCGCTCCTCGGCGCCGAGGAGCCGGCACCGGAGCGCGAATCCATCACGTTCGCGGCGTTCGCTCAGGACTGGGCGAACGGGCGCACCAAGGCGGCAGAGGCAACCAGGAATAGGTATCGCGATCAGATCCGTCTGCATATCGAACCCGTATTCGGCAGCGCCGATATCTCGGACGAGAAGGCGATCAGCGAGGACACCGTGAACAAGTGGGTCATCAGCCTTCTGGAGGGGGGCGACGGCCGGCCCGCGCTCGCACCGAGCTATGTTCACGACCTGCACGCGGTGCTCAAAGCCATTCTCAAGGTCGCTGTTCGTCGCAAACTGCGCGACACGAATCCGTGCGAGGATACGGAGCTTCCGCCCCACGGCGCCGCGCAGGAAGACGAGATGGTATTCCTGACGCGCGAGCAATTCCACGTTCTCGCCGCTCACCTGAATCCGGACGTGCGGGACATGGTCATCGTCGCGGTGAATACAGGGCTGCGATGGGGCGAACTTTCGGCCCTGCAAGTTCGCGATGTCCAGGGGATGCCGGGTCCCAAACCCTACCTACGGATTCGACGGGCGTGGAAGAAAACCGGTGACGGCTCGTTCAAGCTGGGTCCGCCCAAGAGCAAGCGATCGCGTCGAAACGTCAGCGTGAACCAGTCGGTTGCGCTCATCCTCGTGGGACTGATTGCCAACAAGAAGCCGACCGACTTTCTATTCAAGACTCCAACCGGAAAAGTGTGGAGACATTCATACTTCTACAACGCGCGCTGGCGGCCGGCGGTGTACAAGGCAATCCGGTGCGAGGGTCACAGAAAGGACGATGGCTTGCCTGCCAGCCTCCGTGGATTGCGCGCCGTCCAATTGGTGCCGTGCGGATGCCCGGGAACGCTCGAGGTCGTCCCCACTATCCACTCGACCAGGCACAGCCACGCGGCTTGGGTGATCGCCGACGGGGGACACCTGACAACCCTTCAACGGCGCCTCGGCCACTCGAGTATCAAGATCACCTCTGACCGGTACGGGCATCTACCGCCAGAGATCGACGATGCCCTCGTGGCGGCCCTGGAGGTCGGCTGGATAAGGACACTGCCTGCCGAAGAGCGAGAGAAGGCTCTGGCCGCTTGAATCGGCCAGAGCCTAGGGTTTCAAGCGTACGGCCCCGGCTTCGGATCGGGGCCGTACGCCGCTCACGCCGGCAGTGCCGGCTCCTTCGACAAGGCCGGCTCGGCGGTGAAGCTGTTGCCGTCGGCCTCCCAGGCGATGCGTCCCTTTTCGACGCGCACATTCTTGCTGGCGGCGAGCACGACGCGCAGAGTGACACGATCCACGGGAAATCCGGCCGGGTTGCCCCCGCAGCGCCTGATCCACGTCTCTGCCTTGTTCGTGATCTCGATGAGGTGAGCGCGGTCTGGGCGCTTCATCGGTCGCTCCTCGGGGGATGCGAGGCGCGCCAGCCGGCGAGCCGGGCGGCGATCATCGGCTCGAAGGCCCTTCGCTGCGCATCGGTCGCGACGCGGCAGAGCCGGCCGGCCCGGCACCCGTAGACGTCCTGGGCGATGGCGATCTCTGCCTCGCCGAGGTCGATGGCGTCGAGGGCTCGCTCGATATGCAGGACGCTGTCGATGCCGATGCGCTTGATGCCGAGGAGCTCCTCGCGCGTCTGTGCGCGGACCTGATCCATCGACCGGATCTGGGCTCGCGCGAGCGCGTAGCAGACCTGGAGGGGCACGCGGTGATAGAGCAGGACCCGTAGGCCGTCCATCATCTCGAGCTCCTCCGTCGGCTGCGTGTCGCTCGGCGCGGCTGCCGGGGTACAGGCGGCCGCTGTCATGCCGACTCCCGCAGCTGCCGAGCCTGAACGGCGGCCGCGCAGCCGTCGGCGGGGCAGATCACCTCATACGAGGTGTGGCCACGCCAGAGAACAACCGTTCCCCAGTCGCCACAGCGAGAGCACCTACTGCCCGCCGACGGCCGGTCGTACACGGCCAGTAGGGCATTCACTGCAGGTTCGCGGCCGGCCAGCGGCTCGGCCTCGGCCGCCGTCACCGGACGGCACCGGCGGGGGCCGCCGTCTGGTCGCCCTGGCGCAGGCGCTCGGCCTCGGCCAGAGCGTCGACGAACTCCTGGCTGTCAGTCGCCAGGCGCGTCAGCGTCTCGCGCATTCGCCTGGCCGCTGTGGCGAGTCGTCCGCGCACGCTCCACTCATCAAGCTGGTCCATCACTGCTCCTTCTCAGGCCACTGAACTGGCAGTTTGGACGTTAGCTCCGAGATCACTCTCCGTAGGTCTACAGTTTGTAGACCGTCACCATTGAGAGCTGACAGGGAGTGGCGATGGACGACCTCGGCATCGGCCAGCGCGTCAAACGACTGCGCATCGCTCGCGGCCTGACGCAGCAGCAGCTCGCGGACGGTCTCGGTCTCACACTGGGCTGGGTCAAGACTTTCGAGGCCGGCGGCAGGCAAGCCGATCCCCGTTTCAGCCTGCTGAAACAACTCGCCAAGGTTCTGGGAGTGCCCTTGCAGGCCCTCGTCGACGACGAGGAGCCGCTCGAGGTGACTACCGTCGACGACGTCCGCGCCGCCCTGCTCGCGCCGGTCCCTCAGGCAGATCCGGGCGACCTGGACGTGAGCGCCGAGGCCTCGTATGGCCACCTCGCTTTCCAGGCCGGACGGTGGCGGGACGTCGTCGCGCGCCTACCCCGCCTCATCGACGCCGCGCGCGCCGCTGAGGGAGGATCCGGCGATCCGCGCGCACTCGGGCAGCTGGCCGACGTCTGTCATCTGGCCGCTGTCACGCTGACCAAGCTCGGCGACGTGCACGGCGGATGGGCGGCCGGCGATGAGGCCGTACGGCGGGCCGAGGGAGCCGGCGCCGCCATCGAGATCGCGATGGCCGCGCAGAGCGCCATCTACGCGGCGACGGCCGCCGAGCGCGCCGACGTGGGCTTGGAGCTCACGCATCGCGTCGTCGACGCCGTCGGTGCCGAGCTCGCCGGCCTGGGCGACGCCGGCGCGTCCGCGCTGGGCATCGTCTATCTCAAGGGGGCGTATGCCGCGGCGGCCCAGGGCAATCCCGACGCCGCGGCGGTCATGATCCAGCAGGGCCGGCGGCTCGCTGCAGAGCTCGCGCCGGATTCGAATTGCCTGCTGACCAGCTTCAACGTGACCGGCGTCCTGATCTACGAGGCGTCGATCCTCGGCGACCTCGGCCAGTACGATCGCGCGATCGAGGTCGCGACGCAGATCCAGCCCGAGGCCTTCGCCGCGCTTTCGCGCGAGCGCCGGATTCACCACCTGGTCGACACTGCCCGGTCGGCGCAGGGCGCGGGCCGTCCCGATAGCGCTCTGCGGCTGCTGCTGCAGGCTGAGCGGGACGATCCGGCGAACGTGCGCACGTGGGCGCTGGCGCGGTCCGTGATCGTCGCGCTGCTGGCCGGTCGGCAGCCGGCTGATGGTCGCGGCTTGCACGGACTCGCGCGGCGCGCTGGAGTAGCCGGGTGACTGAGATACCGACCGCGCGTGTCCTCTACATCGTCGGCTGCGCCGCGCCCCCGATCCTGAAGGTGGCCGACGGGATCGGGCAGGCCCAGGCCCGCGGCTGGGACGTGTGCCTGATCCTGACTCCGACGGCTGCGCTATGGCTCGAAGACTCCCTTGAGGAGCTCGCCGCGCTCACCGGCCACCCGGTGCGGCAGCGCTACAAACTGCCCGGTCAGCCCGACGTCTTGCCGCCGGCTGACGCGGTCCTGGTCGCGCCGGCGACGTTCAACATGATCAACAAGTGGGCGGCGGGGACTGCGGACACCCTTGCGCTCGGCATGGTCACGGAGGGCATCGGCATGGGCCTGCCACTCGTCACGCTCCCGCACCTGAATGCGTGGCAAGCCGCACACTCCGCGTTCCCGCGCTCTGTCGACCAGCTGCGCGCCGACGGCGTCCAGGTGCTGATCGACGAGTCGGACGGGAACACGCCGCATGTGCCTGGCTCGCCGGGGCCGCGGCCGGCGTTCCCGTGGGTGCTCGGTCTGGATGCGCTGGAGGACGTGCGCCGGTCCCGGACATGACGAAAGCGGCCCCGCCCTGGATGGGCGGGGCCGTGTCTTTTGGCTATGGACCGTTCTGGCCGGCTCTGTCTTCGAGCTGGCCGATGCGGGTGTACAGGCGCGTGATCAGGCGTTCTCGGATTTCCTGGTCCTGGCGCAGGGTCTCGTTCTCCCGGAGCGCCTTGTCGAGCTGCTCTTGGAGAGCCAAGATCGTTTGCCGCTGGATCCCGGTGGCCTGGCTGGCCACGCCGAGGATCAGCGACTCCTGCTCGGCCGGCGCGGCCGCCTTGGCGCGGGCCTCGGCTGATCCCTTACGGCGCTCCTCGCGATACAGCCCGACTGCCTGCTGCAGGAGCGTGAGCGTCCCGACGCCGCCGATGGCGCTCATCACAGTGGTGAGGTCCACGCCCTCTCCTAACCGCTCCCGACGGGCGGCAGTGCGCGTCTCTCCACTCGGATGATCCAGGCGCGGATGGTGCAGGCGATGGACCAGCCGACGATGATCGGACCGGCCGCGAGGCCTGCCCGCCCGATCGCGATGATCGCGATGGAGTACATGCCGGCGGTGGTGGCGAAGCAGGTCATCCCCATCTGTTCCAAGCGGAGTGCCCGGGTCACCGCGTCAGCGGTGTCCGCGCCAGCAAGGAGCCATCTGGAGACTATGGTCAGTGCTCCGCCGACGCTCAAGGAGGCGCCCCAGGCGTGCAGGACCCAAGGGGACATATGGGCGGTCAAGGATCCGGGTCGGCTGGTGCCGAACAGTACGCATATACCGGAGACCAGTGCGGCGGCGGCGAGGAAGATCTCGAAGGGCTCGGCCGCAAATCTCCAGCGCCGCGGTAGCGCTGCGAGGTGCCTCACGGCGGCCTCTGACGACTGCTGTCCGCCGGCGGGCCGTCCTGTTTGGTGTAGGCGGTCCACAGCACCTCGATGGCGGCGACGGCGGCGCCGATCGCCGGGAATCGCAGGATCCAGGGACGGAAAATTTCGGCCAGGGCGGGCCCTGCGATGACGACGGCGCTGATGATGCGCGCGGCCCTGTACAGGTCGGTGCGGTCCGGTGGGGTGAGGGTGGCCACGGCGGTCAGCTCGCGGTCTGGTCCGCGGCCGGGGCCGGTGCTGCGCTCAGCGCCGCGCCCATCTCCATCACCGCGGCGTGTGCGACGGGCCCGGCGACCTTCTGCGCGAGCTCGGTGACGTCGATGCCGCCGCTGATGTGCGGCTGCAGGGCGGCGGCCAGCGGGGTCACGAGCGCGGCCGCCAGGCCGTCGACGTCGACGGGTGCGGGGGCGGGCGTGGCCACGGGCGCGGTGGCCAGCTGCCTGAGGAGCGGCAGCGCCTCGGCGAGCTGCGCCTCGATGTTGCCGGCCCGCTCGGCCGCGACGAAGCTGCGGACCATCGCGTACGCCGCGGCGAGGCCTTCGTCGATTTCCATGCCGGCGGGGATGTGCTTCTGCAGGGCCTCGGCGACGTCCTGGTAGTCGTTCTGCCAGCCGGTGCTCATGGTGTAGGTGGCCACGGGTGCTCCTGGGGTGAGGTCGGCCGCGAGCTCGGAGGTCGAGCCGCGGTAGGCGTTCCGGTCGACGGGGCGCCCCTGGACGGGCGCGTCGTTGGTGAACTGGTAGATCAGCGGCGTCATGCCGCCGTAGGACTCCCAGCCGGCGGCGTTGTCGCCGGGGTAGCCGGAGCCGCCGGGGTACTGGCTGGACACCAGGGAGATGCCGCGGCGGGCGAGCGGGGTCAGGTCCGGGGACCCGATCTGTTCCCAGTACCAGCGCGGCAGGTAGGCCAGCGCGACGTGCAGGCCTTCGCGTGAGCAGGCGTCGGCGAGTGCGATCAGCTGCTGCAGGGTCGGCTTGTACGTGCCCTCGGGCTCGAAGTCGATCATGAGGGGCAGCGACTTGTTGCCGATTTTTTCGCCAACGTGCTTCGCCTGCGCGTCGGGGTCCTCGCCCGAGATGAAGTGGTAGGGGATGAAGATCTTGCCCGAGCTCGCGGCCTGCTGGCGCCACACCGGGTAGTCGGCATCGGTGTAGTACGTGCCCTCGGTGCACTTGCAGATCACGAACGGGTCCGGCAGCGCGCCGACGTTGATGCCGTGCTGGAAGCTCGACAGGTCGTCACCGAAGGTCGTCATGCTGGCCTCCTCACAGCTTGGCCGTGTCGACGGCCGACGCCATCGCCAGCATCCCGGCCATGTTCGGATGGATGTGGCCGCCGTCGTCGTACATCGCGGCCAGCGCCGATCCGGCGCCTACCGCCGCATCGGGGTCGACGTCGCCGTCGGCGCCGGATGAGCCGCCGCGGACCCACGTGTTGTAGGCCTGTCGCTGCGTTTCCTCGGCCGCCGTGCATAGAGCCGCGCCCGTGCAGGGCGTGATCGTCGCGAGCAGGATTCGCAGGCCGGCGGCGTGCGCGGAGGCCACGAGCGAGGCCTGCGCCGACTCCAGCGCCGTCGCGGTCACCCCGGCCCGCAGATCATTGATCCCGTCGGCGTCGATGATGGTCCGGACGCCGGTGATGCCGAGGGCATCGTGGGCCCACCGGTGCTGGAGCGAGGGTCCGCCGGCCGAGCCGAGGTCGGCGAGGACCTGGTTGCCGCTGATGCCCTCGTTGATCACGGCCAGTCCGGACCGGCGTGCCAGGTAGTCGGACCAGCGGGCGTCCGAGTCGGCGGGGGTGCCGCCGGTGTCGGTGATGGAGTCGCCGATGACCACGACGGTCTGTGCGGAGCTGGAATCGGCCTCGATGCCGGCGATGTAGCTCTCGAACGTAAATGTGTTGTTGACCGGCGGATTGATCTCCATCGTCGCGTCCTGGCCGACGATGTTGAACGCGGTCTCGTTCGCGTAGCTGTGAGAGTTCGCAGTCTGAACGGCTGAGCTGGTCGGCAGGTAGAGGCTGATCAGCAGCCTCTCGCCTGGCGTGGTCGCGTACGCCAGCGGATCGGACGTCGCCTCGGCCCCCGCGGCCATCGTCACCGAGGTGCTCCCGCCGAAGGTCAGCGCCGTCGGCGCCGCGGCCGTCTGCGCGCCGTTGAGCTGCGGAGCCACCGAGACGTGCGCCAGCGTAACCGCGTTGGACGCGAACTCATTGGAGAGATGCAGCCTCAGCTGCGCCCCGCCGGCAGAGACGGACACCTCCTCGCGCAGAGTCATGTTCGACCAGCCGGTCCCGCCGCTTCCGACGGGCATCCCGTGGTCGATGGCGTAGCCGCCGGTCTGCGTCCAGGGGCCGGCGGGGGCGCAGATCTGACCGGAGGTCGCCGCGGCGGGCGCGCTCACGGCCAGCGCCGTCACAGCAGCCCAGACCGCCAGCTTGAGAAGGGAGGAGCGGAGCATGTCAGTACCACCCATAGAGTTCCAGGGATGATCCCGCGACGAGGTTTCCGCTGTCGGGCAGCAGGGTCACGGAGGTGACGGCAGCGGTTGAGTTCCACACGCCGCCGTGGGAGGCCTTGAAGTAGGTCGTGGTGCTGCAGACCAGCGAGGAGCTCGCATCGAACGGCTTGGCCGTGGCCGTGCTGGAGGCGTTGGCGATCGTGAAGTTGCCGGTGGCGAAGTACGTCGCCGTGTCGGAGAGTCCGGCACACAGGCCCATCTGCCAGTGGTCCACCAGGAGCGCGCCGGATGTGCCCGGGGCGGAGTTCCCGATCTGGTTGACCCACTGGTAGTCGTTGGCGGCGTCGCCGTTCAGGCGCATCCAGGTGAAGGCACCGCCCCCGCCGGTGTCCTTGCGGGCGGTATAGACCCCGTAGATGCTGCTGAAGCCGGCGGGCACCGAGAGGGTGATCGAGGCCTGCGAAGACGTCAGCACGCGCCCGGCGATCCGTTGCGCCGGGTAGACCCATGCCGAGCCGTTCCAGTAGGCGGTCAGGCCGGTGTCGGTCTCGTAGATCGGCTGGCCGAGCCCCGGATTCGCTGGGCGGCTGGTGGAGCTGGATACGGCCGGCTGTGCACCGCGGCCGAGGCTGCCCTGCAGGGCGCGCACGTCCGCCGCGTTCTTCTCGATCGTGTCGAGGATGTCGCGGGGCAGGTTCGCGGTCATGTGCGTCCCTCAGTTCAGGATCAGATCGCAGGTTTCGGCGGCCCCTCGCTCCTGAGGCGAGACGGTCATGCCGACCAGGCGGTAGGTCGCCGTCAGCCCGGACGGGTAGAGGGCGTCGCGGATACTGATCCGGACCGAGTCGCCGAGCGATTGCGGCGTCAGGTCGATATCCGCCAGCCGAACGCGCAGGGTCGGGACGATCACGGGGGGCGTCGCCAGGGCAAGGTCGGCCGTGGCGTGCGTCTCCAGCGACGAGGCATCGGTAACCGAGCTATAGGAGCTGGTGCCGTCGAGCCTGGGGTATCCCGCGGCGAGGGCGGTGCTGTTCTTGTGGACGGTGGAGGTGACGCCGTTGCCCTGCGCCACCAGGTAGGTCGCCGCGCGGGTGCCATCCTCAGGCAGGGTGTAGCCGAGGATCGCGCCGGGCTTGCTCAGGCGGTGTGTGACCCCGGTGGACAGGGTCGGGTATCCCAGCACCAATTTGCGAGTGCGAGCGCCGGTGACCGGGTCGGCGAAGGCCTGGATGGTGAACTCGAAGCCACTGTCGAGCTGGGCGAGGTCGGTCAGCATCTTCAGGTAGCTGGGGCGGCTCGCCGCGGTGTAAGCGACGCGGTCGCGGATCACGCCGGACAGCTGCAGCGGGTCGTAGCCGATGTTCATGTTCGCGTACGGGTCGGCCTGCATATGGTCGACGAATGACCTGGCGATGGCCAGCTGGTCGGTCGCAGGCAGTGCGGGCAAATCGACGCCCAAGCGGACCCGGTCCCAGTACTGCTCGAAGGTGCTGGCTCCGATCGCCACCGTCGGGTGCCCCTGCTCGTCGACGGCCGGCGTCTTGGTCCACACCAGACCGGGCCACCACAGGGCGCCCCCGCGGTAGATGTACATGGCTGTCGCGCCCGAGCCGCGGATCGAGGCGGCGATACGCGCGCCGGTGGTGGTGTCGCCTTTCGCGATCGGGATCTGGGCGCTGGCGGTGCCCACGGCTCCGAGCTGGGTTCCCATGCTGACGTGCGTGAGCGTGAATTCATCGCGCACCACGTCGGTGAATGGGTCTGTGAACTTGACGCGCCACTTGGCCATCAGGTCGTCGATTCGTAGGCGATCGTGATCTGGAACTGGCAGCCGGCGCCGGCGAACGCGGCGGGGTTGGCCGCGCCGACGAAGTTCGCGCTGCCGTTGACCAGGCCGAACACGACCCCCGGGAAAGCCTGGGAGATGAACGACGTGCAGGTGTAGAACACGGAGCCAGAGGTAGAGATGGCCATCGAGCCGGAGTGCGCGAACGCACTCGCTGGGACGCCGGCCACATTGGCCGTGAAGGGCAGCGTCCAGGAGTAGCTACCGGTGCCGAAGGTAGTCGCCGAGCCGGTATTCATTTCGATCTTGGCGATGACGAGTCGGCCGATTTTCATGTAGGAGCCGAGCAGCGTGCCGCCGGCGCCCAGCACCGGGGCCGTTCCCGATGAGGCCCAGGCGACGGGGTAAGTCGTCCAGGTGAAGCCGGCCGGGTCGAAGACCGGCGTCCAGGTGATGCCGTCGGTGCTGGATTCCAGCGGTGTTTTCGCGGCCGCGGCGGCGGACACGTCCAGGCGGTGCCGGTACTGCACGCCGGCGACGGCGGCCGGGGCGTCGGAGGAGCTGCGCACGGGCACGATCCCGCCGGCCGCCGCGGTGAACGGGTAGACGGCGGTGGCGGAGGCGAAGTTCACCGACGAGGCGAGCGCTGCGACCGGCACGTTGAACAAGGGGATGGAGTTCGCCGGCGTGGCAGGTGCTACGCCGGACCCCGGTGTGCCGGCGGTGTAGACGATCTGGCCGCGCTGGAACCCGCTGCCGTCGTAGGCGTTGTCCTGGATCTGCAGGCTGATCAGGTCGATGCGGGCCTGCGAGCTGCCCGCGTTGATCGTGACGGTGGTGGCGCTGTCCAGGGTGGCCCAGTAGCTGCCCTGCAGTGCGTTCGACGTGCCGTCGATCACGCAGGAGAAAGGCCCGACGGTGCAGGTGAGACTGCCGGTCCCGGTCAGCACCGGTGACGACGTCACCCCGGTGCGCGTGTTGAGCTGGCTGGTCGGGACGTATAGGCCGTTGGCTGCGAGCCGGAAGTCCTCCGCACTGTTGCTGGAGCCTGCGACACCGAAGATCCGCACAGTCATATCGAGCTCCCTACAGGTAGGCGGATCGCCAGACCGCGGTCATCGAGGCGGCTGCGTTCGTGACGGCTGCGCGGATCGCCAGGCCGGTGCTGCCGGGCGGCATCAGGAAGGAGGAGATCGGCGCGGAGCGGTCCGTCAGCAGGGTGTTGTTCACGGCCCCGTTGAGACTCACGGTGCCGGCCAGCGTGTCGATGACCGCGACGTCGGAGGCGGCCAGGGTCACGGCCAGCTCGATCACGTCGCCGGTGTCCAGGCGGTACACCGCAGGCGTCGTGAGCGGACCTTCGATCGAGATGGTCACCGGTGTCGGGTAGTCGCCGCTGTTGGTGACGAAGACCGTGCCGCCTGAAGTGGCGGCCGGCCAGGTCACCGGCCAGGTCACCGGCCAGGTGATGCCGGCGCCGGTGGCCGGAGGCGAGGTGGTCGCCGAGGACAGGGCGGCGACGTAGCGGCGCGGGTCGGTGGCGATCAGCTGCAGCTGCGCTTTGGGGGTGCGGGCGCCGGCGTAGTTGTCGCCGTTGGGCAGCGACCGCTGCAGACACCGCGCGTTGCAGAAAAGGATCTGTCCGGCGAGCCGGACCGCGAACGGCGTCTCGGCGGCGAGCGTCGCTGTGGTGGCGGCGCGCAGGGCTGCGATGTTGGCGGCGTGGCCTGATCCGTCGTTGTGCACGCTCATCTGGACGGTGATGACGCGGGACTGCGGATCGATGGATCCGGGCCACGCGCCAGGGGTGTCCGGCCGTGGCACGTCGGCGGTGTCCATGCCGGGCAGGTCGTCCCAGCCGACCAGCCCGGTGTCGGCCTCGATCTCGTACGGCGTGCCGGCGCCGAGCAGCAGCGTGCCGAGCTGGATCTGGTAGTCGGCGGTGATGTTCTCCCCTGGCACGTCAGACCGCCGCACCGCGGGCGGTCAGCTTGCCGTACAGCAGCTCGGCGACCGTGTTCGCGGACATGCCCTGGGGGGTGTTGACGGTGCCGATCAGCGGGGCGTCGCGGCCGACGGGCCGCTGGGCGAGGGCGCGGGACACCGCTGCCTCCATCATGGGGATAGGGGAGACGATCTCGGCCTGGCCGGCCTCGGCGACGCGCACGATGGTGCCGCCTGGCGCAGGCAGCACCAGGCCGCCAGTCGCGAGAAGAGGGATCGACGGCACGCCGACGGAGAATCCCCCGATTTTTCCGACGCCGGGGATGTGGGTGTCGAGCGAGGGCATCGTGAAGCTCAAAGAGTTCCACCCACGAATCAGGGTATTGATAGTTCCTTCGAACTCTTTCCACATCCAGTCCCACATGCCGGCGCCGGCCTTGGCGAGCTTGCCTGGGACGCCGCCGATGAACGTGACGACCTCGCCGAGCTTGTCGGAGATCCACTGCTTCGCCGAGGTGAAGGCGTCTTTCAGCCAGCTCAGACCGGACCCGATGCCGTGAACGGCATCGACGACACCGCTGGCCATGTGACCGGCGATGTCGATCGTCATGGTGAACTGGAGCGCCAAGAGCTTGAAGATCGGCAGCACCACGTCGCGCAGCAGCACCACGCAGACGTCGAAGGCAGGTCGCAGGATCCTGATAAGAAAATCGGCCAGTTGCAGGACGAACGGAATGATCTTGCCGAAGAGGAGATTCGCGACATTTTCCAGGGTCGGCAAGACGTTCTGTACGAAGAACGCGATCAGATTCTGGACGATCGGCGTGAGCTTCGCGACGGCGTCGTGCAGCAGGTTGAAGCCGTCGCGGATCACCGGCTGCAGGGCCGGCAGGACCTTCTGCTGGAAGAGGTCGACCAGGTGGCCGATCTCCGGAAGCACTCTCTGCGAGATCACGTCGCCGATCTGGTGGAAGATCGGGATGAGCCGCTCGACGGTGAAGTTGACCAGGTCGGCGACGCGCGGAATCACCTGCTGCTGCACGAACTCGCTGACCTTGAGGAGAGCGGGCAGCAGGTGCTGCGTGATCAGATCGGCGGCCGCGTGCAGCTCCTGGCCGAGGACCGGGCCGATTCCCTTGGCCAGGTTGACGACGATCGGGTACGCGTCGCGGGCGATCGTCTTGAGGGTGTCGAGCTTGTCCAGGAGCAGCGTCTTGAGGATCGGTCCGACGGTCTGAACGCCGCCGTGGATCTTGTCCCAGAGCTCTGAGGCGATCGGCTTGGCCTGGTCCCAGGCGAGCCGGGCCTTCTGCCCGATCTCCTCCATGATCGATCCGGCAGGGCCCCCGTAGTCGTACGCCCGCTTGAACCCGACTCCGATGTTGGCGATCTGCCCGACGGCGTCGTGGGCCTGGGCGCCGATCCGCTCGGAGATGCTCTTGGAATCGATGTCGGCGAACATGTCGATCCAGCCGCGGCGGATCCCCTTGACCCCGTCCCCGGTGTCCTTGAAGAACGCGGCAAGCGCCTTGCCGGTCTTCTTCGAGGCGTTGGTGATCGTGTCCGACCCGAGGAAGTTCGCCAGGCCCTGGGCGGCGGTGCTGGCCTCGTCGAAGACCGGCTTGAAGGCGCCGGCAATGCTCTGCGTCGCGGAGTCCTTGATGTTGGACAGGGCGCCGGCCATCGTGTGCGACTGCTGATCCATCATGCCGCCGAGCGCGGCGGTCGCTTTCGTGCCCTTCTCGATCCCGGCGACCAGGGCGGGCAGCGCCTCGGAGGACTGGACCTTGCCGGTCGAGATCATCTGGATCATCTGGCCGGTGGTGACCTTGTAGTGGTCGGCCAGGACCTTCAAGGCCGTGGGAACGCCGTTTTGCATCAGTTGGTTCATATTGCCCATGTCGAGCGTGCCCTTGGCATTCATCTGATCGAATGCGAGGGTCACGGAATCGACTTGCTGGGCGGATCCGCCGATGGACGCTACTGAGTCGCCGAGGGCCGTCAGGTCAGGGATGACGTCCTTGGCGGCGATGCCCATGCCCATCATTTCTTGGGCGTTTTGTACCAAATTCCCGAATTCGAACGGGGTCGACTTCGCGAACTGCTGCAGCTGGCCGACGAAGTCGGAGGCCTTCTTCGAGCTGCCGAGCATCGTGGTGAACCCGATGTCAGCCTGCTGCAGCTCGGAGTTGAACCCGAAGACCGCTTCCTTGCCAGCGGAGAACGCCGAGGAGATGCCGGTGGTCAGGGCGTTGCCGAGGACGCCGCCGAGTGCGATGGAGCCGACACGGCCCAGGAAGCTGGACTTCGCCGTGTCGGCGGCGGACTCGCCGGCGCTGGAGATGCCGCGCTGCAGGTCTTCGGTCTTGCCGAGAGCGACGTCGACATAGGCGGTCCCCCCGGACAGCGAGCGAGACATTCCTCACCTCCGGGGTTCGTGTTGTTCAGCTGTTCAGCCAGGCCGCCAGCTCGGCCGGGGTGGCCGCGGGCACATCGGCCAGCGCCAGGTATTTCGACTCCGGCGCCGGCTCGGCGGCCGGCTCCTCGCCGGGGCGCGGCAACGGTTCCGGGTGCGGCAGCGCCGGTCGGTCCGGGTCGCGGTGTGCGGTGGCGTACATCCACTGCAGGAGCTGCAGGGAATCGAAAACGCCGGCGAGCAGGTGCTCGGTGTCAGTCCATAGCGCGCCGCCGGCGCGGGCGCGGGCCAGGATCCCGTCGGCCGGCAGGTGCCGGACCAGGACCGCTAGACGCCGCCAGGTCAGCGAGCCTTGGTAGAAGTCCGCGAGCCGGACTTGGTACGTGGCTTGGAGGTCCGCTTCGAGGGCGTCGCCGTAGGTGCGGAGGAGGTCGGCGAGCCCTGCAATTCCCCCAGGCTGGTGCCGAGCTCAGCCAGATAGTGGTTCAGGACCCCGGCGAGGTCCGGGGCGGACAGGCGACTGAAGGGAAACTCCTCGGCCTGCTCACCGAGCACGATTGCGAGGATCTCGCGGATCCCGTCAGCGCCTGAGGAGGCTTTGAGTTCTTCGACGCGTTCGGCGAGCTCCAAGGGGATTTCGCGCGGGAGTTTGTAGACCGTGCCGTCGAGCTTGATGGGCACGTGCTCGCCGCCGGCGGCCTCCAGGCGGCGGGCGCGCTCGGCGTTGACGTCGTACATCGCAGGGCCCTTTCAGGGGTGGGGAAGTGAAGCGGCGGCCCGACTTCCCCGGCGGGCCGCCGCGCTTGAGGGATGGCTCACGGAGCCATCGACGGGTCCTTCATGAGCATCGTGACCAGGTCGGTGACCGAGTCCGTGGCCATGGCCTGGTAGGTGATGCCGAGGGTGGCCAGACCGGCATGGGTGAAAGGGATGTCGGCGGTGTCGCTGATCGAGCCGCGGCTCGCGAACACTCTGTGAGTCACCGTGTTGACATCGTCCGTCCACTCGAAACCCATCATCATTTCCTGGTCGCGCGGGTTCGGGATGAACGACAGCTTGTATTCGCCACTGACGGCGCCGTTGGCCACGACAGCCGACAGTCCTTCGTTGCTGTAGACCGCCAGCGTCTTCTTGTTCCACTGCTCCATCACGAACATCCAGTGGATGTCCC